TTTTGAGTTCTTCCTGGCCTGCGAGCTTGGCATGACTGTTAGCAGGCTTCGCACGGAACTAACCGATGCGGAGCTTGTTTATTTTGCTGCCTTCTACGAACTGAAGAATGAGGAACAAGAGCGGGCAATGGAGCGCGCAAAAATGAAGCGGCGGTAGTATGGAATCAGTGCTGAGGCGGTTGTGGCTAGGTCTTCCATTGAGCTAATCGTCAACGCCTCTAATGCCATCAACCCACTAAAGAGGGTGGCGGCTGAGACTCGCAAGTTAGATGGTGCTGTCCGTGATGCAAACGGTCGCTTGAGAGATGCAAAGGGCAGGTTCGTTGGTGTGGGTGCTGGCGCAAATCAGGCAACCGGCGGGCTTCGGAATTTCAATAACGGCCTAGGCAGCATTAAAAAAGCTATAGGAGGCATAGGCTTAACGGTTCTGACGAAACAAATAGTAGGCGCTGCTGCTTCTTTCAACTCGCTTCAGCTAAGGCTCAAGCTGCTGACACAACAATACGGGGAGACTGAACAGGCTCAGGAAATAATTGCAAGGTCTGCTAAAAAGTTTGGTTTGAGCAACCGTGAGGCGGCTCAAGGTGTCACCGATATTTTTGCAAGACTTCGTCCGCTTGGCGTTTCCCTGAAAGACATTGAATCTACCTTTGTAGGTTTCAACACGGTTGCAAAACTAAGCGGCGTTGAAGCGCAGCAAGCAAGTGCCGCGTTCACGCAGCTAGCGCAAGCCTTAGGCTCAGGCAGGCTGCAGGGCGATGAATTTCGAAGCATTGCCGAGCAGATTCCAGGTCTGTTGACTGCTGTCAGCGAGGTCACAGGCGTAGCACAAGGCGAATTAAAGGAATACGCATCACAAGGGCTCATAACTTCTGAGATTGTTATTGCTGCACTAAAAAAAGCTGAAAAAGAAGGCGGCGGTGCTATCGCTCAGATTGTGGAAGAATCAGATACGCAAAAATTCAAAAACTTTCAAAACGCTGTGGACGATTTAAGCATCGCGGTAGGCAATGGCTTGCTGCCGACGCTGATTCCTTTGATAGAAAAAGTCACTGCTGTAGCGAATGGAATTGCCAGCCTGCCTAAACCTATCGTTAACACTACAGTAAAAATAGCGTTAGCTGTTACGCAAATATTATTAATCAATAAGGCATTCAAAGTACTCGCTGGACTAAAAGCAGGGGTCTTCGCAACATTTACTTCTGCCGCGTCAGGAGCTGCGGCAGCAGGGACGGCAGCAAAGGTTGCTAATCCATTCTTGTTAAAAACAAAGGCATTGATGCTTGGCCTGGCAAAGATAGGGTTTATCACGCTTGGGATAAATATTGTCGTCAATGGCCTAGAAAAACTCGCGGAAGTAGAAGCACGTTTTAAGGCGTTAGAGCAGGACGGGACTGAAAAATTCGCCGCCTCAGTTGGTGGTTCGGCACTGTCAAAATCTGAAATCCAGAAATTGCTGGATCAAAACGCGGCGGAAACTAAGAGGCGTCAGCAAGAGCTTAAGGACATTCGTTTCCCTGGCTTAACTGCTCAAGACGAAATTGCAAGAGGTGCACTTGAACAACTTCGGCAGCGTCGGGCAAAACTTGAATCTATGGCCCGGAAAACACAATTCGCTACAGCTGAGGAGCGTGAAGCAGCAAATGCAAAAGCATTGCAAGATCGATTTAAGTTAAGCCTTAAAGACTTAGAGGGTGATGGCAAAGGCAAAGGCAAAGGGCGCACAAAAGTAGACCCTGCTATGCAAGCTCAAAAAAATGCACTAATTCAATTACAGGCACTTCGTGACGAGGTAGAAGTTCGCAAAGCACGCAATGAAGAAGAAGCAAGAATGATTGAGCTGCAGCATCAAACGAGAAAAATTGAAGAACAACGCGTTCTCATAGGTGATGTTTTAGCCGATCAACTAATCCAGGAAACAAGAGAACGATTTACTGTTAACGAGCTTCAACTGTTCAAGCAGAAAAAAGATCAAGAAATAGCAGATCAGCAGCAAAAAAATGCAGAGGACCTTAAAAAAGCGCAGGAGGCAGAAGCAGAGCGCATCAAAGAACTAGCGCAGCGGTATCAGGGCATTGCTGACACCATTGCAAACGGCGTTGTCGGTGCACTCAAGGGCGCTGTGATGGGCACCCAAACGCTGGCTGAATCGGCATCTAACCTGTTGAACAACTTGGCCAACGATCTATTGATGGTTGCTAAAAACATGTTGTTCTTTGGCAGCTTGGGAGGCGGCCTGTCAAAAGGCAGTGGATTGCTTGGCAACCTGTTTAGCGGTTTCTTGGCTGACGGTGGGACGGCAACTGGTGGCCGTTCTTTCATAGTTGGCGAGCGTGGTCCTGAATTGTTCACGCCAGGCAGGACCGGCAGCGTCACGCCAAACAGCGCCTTAGGCGGCTCTAACATCGTTGTAAACGTAGACGCCTCTGGCTCTAGTGTTGAGGGCGATTCTGATCAGGCAGGACAACTCGGCAAGATGCTTGGCGCTGCTGTGCAAGCTGAGCTTATTAAACAGAAACGCCCTGGAGGATTACTCGCGTAATGGCAACCTTTCCCTCAATCACGCCTGCTTACGGCATTCAGAAAACAAGCGCACCAGCAACACGCACGGTGCGTTTTGGTGATGGTTACGAACAACGCACAAGCCTTGGCCTTAACCAGAACCCCAAAGTTTTCAACCTGACTTTTAACGTCACCGAAACTGATTCAGACACCATTGAGACGTTCTTGGACGCAAGAGCTGCAGACAGCGCAAGTTTTGACTTCACACCGCCAGGGGAGGCCAGCAGCTCTAAGTTCGTTTGTGAGTCATGGAACAAGACCATTCCATACTTGAATCGCGCCACAATCCAGGCAACATTCAGGCAAGTTTTTGAACCGTAATGGCTGTTGCTGCTTGGGCTGCTAGTACCGCTTTCGCTGTTGGCGACATCCGTCGTGCGAGCGTTACGCAGAACAGCGGCTTGGTGTTTAAATGCACCACGGCTGGAACGTCAGCCAGTTCAGAGCCAACGTGGCCGACTGACATTGGCAGCACAGTCACCGACAACACTGCTGTCTGGACTGCAATCAGTTCGGTTTATGCGGACCTGTCAGGATTGGCGCTAAACGCAATTATCGAGTTGTTTGAGCTGCATTACGACAGCACTCTGCACGGCGCTTCAGACATCTTGCGATTTCACGCAGGCAGCAACGCAGATGTAGATGGCAACATCCTTTGGAATAGCAACTCTTACACCCGAATACCCATCAAGGCGGAGGGTTTTGAGTACACAAATACCGGCACGCTGCCACGTCCCACACTGACTGTTGCCAATCTGAACAGAGGGATTACACAGTTGCTGCTGGGCGTCAATGAAACAACGCCTGGCAATGACCTGACAGGGGCAAAGGTTGTAAGGATTCGCACCTTAAAGCGGTTTCTTGATGGCGAAACTGACGCTGACCCCTATGCCACCTTCCCTGTCGAGGAGTGGTTTGTGGATCGGAAAGCTACTGAAACGCGAGACGTGGTTAGCTTCGAGCTTGCTAGCAAGTTTGACCTAGATAATAAGCAGCTACCGAACCGTCAGGTGGTGGCAAACATCTGTCAGTGGGAATACAAAAGCACAGAATGCAGCTATACAGGCACCGACTTTTTCGACGTAAATGACGACACTGTAAGTGCATCGGCCCAAGATAAATGCGGCAAACGTCTTAGCAGTTGTAAGAAAAGGTTTGGCGAAAATGGTGAGTTGCCATTCGGTTCATTCCCTGGAGCGGGGCTGCTTTCATGATGTTGCCACCAACCTTGATGGAAAAGATCCAGGCTCATGCAGCCGAGGAGAGCCCCAAAGAATGTTGTGGGCTAGTTGCGGTGGTTAAAGGTCGCCGCAAGTATTTCCCATGCAAAAACTTGGCAGTCACGCCTGAGGAGCATTTTGCGCTTGACCCGCTGGATTACGCAGCAGTGGAAGACCAAGGCGAAATCGTTGCCGTTGTCCACAGCCACCCAGTCACAAACCACGCACCATCACAGGCTGATCGGGTGGCGTGTGAGCAAAGCGGGCTGCCTTGGCACATTATCAACCCCAACACCGGCAACTGGGGCTACTGCGAGCCAGAAGGCTTTGAGCTGCCCTACGTGGGCCGTGAGTTTGCCCACGGGACGGTGGATTGCTACAGCCTGTGCCGCGACTGGTACAAGCGTGAGTGGGGCCTTGAGCTGAAGAACTATCCAAGGCGTGATCAGTGGTGGGAGAACGGTCAAAACCTGTATTTGGACAATTTTGAGAAGGAAGGCTTTCATCGCATTCCAGTGTCACAGTTGCAAAAGGGCGATGCGCTGTTAATGCAGCTGTCTTCGCCTGTGCCTAACCATGCAGCGATCTACATCGGGGATCAGCAGGTTTTGCACCACATACAGGGGAGGCTGTCTAGCAGGGACGTTTTCGGCGGGTATTATTTGAAGAACACTGCGTGCGCCTTGAGGCATGAAAGTCGTTAAGGTCTACGGCGCATTGCGAGAGCAGTTAGGGCAGAGCCGGTTTGAGTTTGTAGCTGATACCCCTGCCCAAGCTGTCCGCGCTCTGGTTGTTAATTTTCCAAACCTTCAACAGTGGCTCGTTGATAGTGAAAAGAACGGCGTTGCTTATCGAGTAACCGTTGGGAAACAAGTTGTTCACAATGACGACGTTTCTGGTTTGTTTGCGCCGTGGAGCGAAAAGGAAGTTTTTAGTATCACGCCGGTTTTAATGGGGTCTGGGGGCGGCACTACACAGATTTTGCTTGGCGTTGGCCTGATTGCTGCTTCTTTCTTGCTGCCTGGCGCAGGCTTATTCGGCACTACAAGTATTTTCGGAGCGCAAGCGGCTGTCGGAGTATCAACCCTCAGCGTTCTAAACGCTGCGGCGTTTGGCACGGCGCTGTCTGCTATGGGTGCTGCCTTGGTTCTCACTGGTGTTGCGCAGATGATTTCGCCAACACCAAAGCCGCCGGGGTTGATTGAACAGGACCAGGCAACACGCTTGGAATCCAACAGCTTTAGCGGTGTTGTCAACACCACCCGGCAAGGCGTACCCGTGCCGATAGCTTATGGGCGCGTGTTCGTCGGCGGGGCAGTGATTTCCGCTGGCCTTGACGTTGATCAGGTTTGACAATGGCTGAATCCAAGTACATTGCAGGCGCTGGCGGCGGCGGCGGTGGCGGCAAAGGCGGTGGAGGCCGTAGTGGTGGAGGCAGCAGCACTCCTACTGAGCAAGATGATTCGCTTCAATCAAAACAATTCGGCAATGTTCTTGACCTTATAAGTGAAGGTGAAATTGAAGGATTGGATGACGGCAACAAAAGCGTCTTTCTTGATGGAACGCCGATTCAAGACTCGGCAGGTAACAACAATTTTTCAGGTTTTACCGTTGTTACCCGAAATGGCACACAGGCACAGACCTACATCCCTGGCGTTTTTGCCAATGTAGAGAGTGAAACATCTGTGGGTGTAGAAGTAACAAATGCCAGTTCTGTCACCAGGCAGATAACTGACACAGACGTTGATCGTGTCCGTGTGACCATCACTGTCCCGGCGCTTCAAAGAATTGAAGATGATGGAGACATTGTTGGCACAAGCGTCAGCTTAGACATTCAAGTTCAGTACAACGGAGGCGGTTTCAATAGCGTTAAAACCGACACAATTAGCGGCAAAAGCAGCAGCCAGTACCAGCGTGATTATCTGCTTACGTTGTCTGGATCGTTCCCCGTAGACATTAAAGTTGTTCGCAGCACTGCAGACACCAGCAGCACAAAACTGGCAAACAAAACTAACTGGGCAAGCTTTACTGAAATTATTGACGCAAAGCTGCGTTACCCGAATAGTGCCTTAGTTGGTTTGCGGTTTGACTCACGGCAATTCAACGCAATCCCGCAGCGCAAGTATTTAATTAGAGGAATCAAGGTCAGGATTCCGAGCAATGCAACTGTTGACACGACCACCCACCTAGGACGGATTACATATTCCGGGGTATGGGATGGAACGTTTTCTGCAGCGACTTGGACAAACGACCCGGCGTGGTGTCTATGGGATCTGCTTACAGACACGCGCTATGGCGCAGGCGTACCTGAGGCGTCTCTTGACCGCTATGACTTTTTTGCTATCAGTCAATACTGCAACGAGCTAGTTGATGACGGCAAAGGTGGCGAAGAGCCGCGATTCAGCTGCAATCTGTTAATTAACCAGCGCAGGCAGGTTTACAACGTCATTCAAGAAATGAGCAGCATTTTTAGAGGAATTTCTTACTACGGCGCTGGATCCCTTGTGCTGTTGCAAGACAAGCCGTCTGATGCTCAATATACGTTAGGCCCATCAAATGTTATTGAGGGTTTGTTCGCTTATTCTGGATCATCTGTTCGCAGCAGGCATACATGCGCGACCGTTGCTTATCAAGACTATGACGAGCAGGGCGAAGTTTCTTTTGAGTATGTTGAGGATGAAAATGCAGTTTCCAAGTATGGCGTAAACAATAAAGACATCAAGGCAGTCGGTTGCTATTCCCAAGGACAGGCCAACAGGCTAGGCAAATGGACATTGCTTAGTGAACAGGATCTATACGAAACTTGCACATTCTCAATCGGTGTAGATTCGGGCATTGTTTTGCGGCCTGGCATGGTTGTAGACATCGCAGACCCGTTGCGTAGTGGGACGCGAAGAAATGGCCGCGTTTCATCCGCTACAACTTCTCAAGTAACAATCGACAGCGCCACTGATTTAGACGTTAACACCAGCAACACACCAACGATTTCGGTTATTTTGCCTACTGGTTTAGTTGAAACAAGAAGTATCAGCTCTATCGACGGTACGGCTGTAGATGTCAGTACAGATTTCAGCCAAGCTCCAGCGGTGAACACGCCTTGGTTGATTCAAACATCAGACGTGCAGTCACAGCAGTTTCGTGTTGTTTCGGTGGCCGAAGGTGAAAATGGTGCTTTTAGCGTTACGGCACTTAAGTACAACGAAAGCATTTATGCGGCTGTCGAGGAGAACTTAAATCTGACGCAGAGAAACATTACGAACATCTCTGCAACGCCTGAGGCCGTAACAAACATAACTACCACTGAGTTTCTTTACGAGGATGGGGGCCTGGTACGGACTGGCGTGGATATTACTTGGCAAAGCCCAGTAACTAATGTGCAAGAGTTTGTCGTCAAGCATCGTCTTGATGAAAACAACTTTGAGCAAATAATTACTCAGACGCAATCAGCACAAGTCAGGGGCTTAAAGGCTGGTTCTTTTGAATTACAAATTACTGCTAAAAGTTTTGTAGGCAAAAGCGGCCCGACAACATCGCAGACGTTCACGCTTGCGGGCAAAACAGCAGTTCCAGGCAACGTAACAAATCTCACGTTAGAGCCGCTGAGCTACAACAGTGCTCGGTTGCGCTGGGACGAAGCTGTTGACATCGACGTGAAAGTCAGTGGCAAGGTTCATATTCGGCACAACAATCTCACCAACGGAACTGCGACATGGAGTAACAGCACAGATCTAGTTGACGCTATTGCAGGGAACTCAACTGAAAAGACGGTGCCATTGCTTGAGGGTGAGTATCTGGTCAAGTTTGAAGATGACGGCGGCAGGAAAAGCGCAACAGAGACCACGATCATCGTGGACAAGCCAGTCGCG